CATGGAGGAGAAGTAAAAGCAACATTGATAGTAGATCCAGCAAGAAGCGCGCGGAATTATGATGCGAGTTCTGGATTCAAGCCAATAGCTACTGATGATTATGTGGAATGGTTCGCTCCTATTTCTGAGCGAGTGAAAGAGCACCTTGCATACGATGGATCTTGGTTTGTCAATATTAAAGAGAACGCTAATGAGGGTCAGCGGGTTCTGTATGTGAAAGATCTTGTGCTTGCTCATGCGAGGTTGTGGCAGTGGCGCTTCGTGGATGAATTGGTTTGGATTCATAACGGTTTGCCGGGGACGTGGGATAACCGTTGCAAGAATCAATGGGAACCTGTCTTTCACTTTTCAAAGGATCGCTATATCAAGTTTCATCCTGATCGGGTTTCTACTGATTCCGTTGATGCGTTCAAATATTCTGGACAGATCGAGGAGGCTTCCACAGGAAATCCAATTAGCTGGTCTGGTTCTGATGTTGATCGAATGCAAGGTAAAGCACTTCCCGGTAACGTCCTAAGTATCGGTAAAAATAGGGAAGCAGTCAGACATGAGGCTATGTTTCCGATTGCACTTCCTGAATGGTTCATACAGGTTTATTCAGATCGGAAAGATGCGGTTTATGATCCTTTCATGGGATCTGGATCTACGTTATTAGCAGCGCATAGGCATGACAGGAAAGCGTTTGGCATGGAAATAAGCGCAGGCTATGTGGATGTTATTTGCGCACGATTCCAGAAGCACACAGGCATCATTCCTGTATTGGAGTCATCGAATGAGCAGCACGATTTCTTAGGCGGCGCTCATGCCTAATCCAGCGAAGCCAGTAGAGCGCAAAAGGAAGTTAGGTAATCCTGGAGTGCGTCCATTACCTGAGCAAGTGATCGTAGCTGAGCAGGTAACGAAGTCTCCTGATCCTTTGCGACCGCTCGGGAAGATGGGCAGGGAGTCTTGGGATCGCATTTGGACTGCTGGCGCTCATTGGGTTTCAGGGAATACGGATATCCAGATCGTGCAGATGCTTTGCGAATGCGAGGATGAAAGATCCCTTCTGCGTCATAAAGTGCTGACTGAACACGATTGGCATGATCGCGTAGGCCTGCGTAATCTGGAGGGCTTGATTCTGTCCATGTATTCAATGCTCGGCTTCTCTCCGGTTGATCGCGGGAAGATGGGTGTCGGCGAGGTTCGCGCTGCTTCAGTGTTGGATGAATTGAAGGCGCGGCGTGCTAAGTAGTTGGCCGCCTGCGATCTTGACTCCTGTAAGCGAGGTTGAGCGCGAGTCCGGCGATGGTGCTGAAGTTGTCTCCTTCATTGAAGGCTTGTGTCTTCAGGTGAAGGATTCTGTCGGCGGCATGGCTGGATCTCCGATGATCCTTCGCGACTGGCAGAAGATGCTTCTGGCCGATGTCTTCGCTAGGCGAGCAGATGGCCGGCGCAAGCATCGAACAGCGATTATTGGTATGGCTCGGAAGAATGGGAAGAGCGCTCTAGGCTCGGGGATCGCGCTTCATGCGTTAATGCTCGGGCCGACTGGAGGCGAGGTTTACTCCTGCGCCGCTGATCGGGATCAGGCGCGTATCGTGTTTGGTTCGGCTAAGAAGATGATTGAACTTTCGCCGGAACTTAGTTCTGTGTGCACGATCTACCGGGACGTGATCGAGGTTGTCTCTACGGGCTCTGTCTATCGCGTGCTGTCGTCGGAAGCGTTCACGAAGGAAGGGCTCTCGCCGACGTGCGTGATCTATGACGAACTCCATTCAGCGCCGAATGATGATCTTTGGAACGTGATGACGCTCGCTCAGGCTGCTCGCAGAGATGCATTAACGATTGCGGTAACTACTGCTGGAGTGAGAAGCGATACCACCGGGGGAGACTCAACCGCCTATCGGCAATTCCTTTACGGTCAGCAAGTAGCGAGCGGCGAGATTGTCGATCCTTCTTTCTTCATGGCCTGGTGGAAGGGGCAGGATTCAGCGAATCATCTAGATCCTGCATCCTGGCTGGATGCGAACCCGGGCTTCGGGGATCTCTGCGATGCAGAAGACTTTGAATCAGCAGTGAAGCGCACTCCTGAAAATGAGTTCAGGATCAAGCGCATGAATTCATGGGTGAGTTCGCAGCACGCCTGGCTACCTGCTGCATCGTGGGAGAACCTGCGAGCTGATCGCGTCGTTGATTCCTCAGTGCCGGTAGTGCTTGGCTTTGATGGTTCGTTCAACGGTGATGCTACGGCGCTGATCGGCTGCACCGTGGAGGCTGAGCCGTTCATTTGGGTTGAGGAAGTGTGGGAGAAGGGGCCGGGTGAGCATGAATCCTGGCGGGTTCCTATCTCTGAGGTTGAGGCGCGCATCATGCAGGCTTGCTCTGATTACAACGTGCTAGAGGTGGCGTGCGATCCGTACCGCTGGCAACGCAGCATGGAGGCTCTCGGGGACGCTGGAGTGCCTATCTCCGAATACGCATCTAGCAGTCCGGCACGTATGGTTCCCGCTACGGCGAAGTTCTATGACGCGGTTACGTCAGCGACACTCTCGCATGATGGAGATCCGACCCTCAGAAGGCACATCGGGAATTGCGCAGTTAAGACCGACCGGCTCGGGCCACGCATCGTTAAAGAGCATCGCGCATCCAGTCGGAGGATTGATGCCGCTGTCGCTGCCGTTATTGCCTTCGACCGAGCAACAGCAAGGCGTGAAAATGTGCAAGAATTGGCAGTGCCGGGTTTCTGGGCTACATGAGAGGATGAATCATGGTTGTTATTTCACAGCTCGCCGGTCTTGCTTCTATTAATCTCGGTGTCTTCCTTCTGAACATTCCTGCGGGTTTCATCACGCTCGGGCTTACGGGCGTTCTCATTGGCCTAACGCTGGAGCGCATTGATGCTGGGTAATCTTCTCCGTGGACGCGAGGAGCGTGCAGTCTCATTCCAGACGATCTTCGCCAGCGGTGGCAATGTCTCGCAGCAGACGTACGCGGGAACTGTCATCACGCAGGATACGAGCCTGAAAATTGGCGCTGTCTATGCCTGCGTTCGGTTGCTCGCGGATACTGTGTCAACGCTTCCCGTCGATACGTTCTACCGTGAGGGGGGAGCGCGTCGGCCATTCAGGCCTAAGCCGCTTTGGGTGGAGAATCCTGATCTAGGGACCGCTAGGGAAGATCATCTGCAACAGGCGATGGTGTCGCTACTCCTTGACGGCAATGTCTTCATTCGCATCTTCCGCAGCCGTACAGGCGAGATTGTCAGTCTTGTCGTTCTAGATCCGACCCGCGTGGACGTGCGACGTAATCCTGCGACACGGGAAATTGAATACGTCCTTGACGGCGCTACGGATAAGACGCTTCGGGCTGACGAAGTTCTGCACATTACGGAACTTCGCAAGCCTGGCGCATTGCGTGGAGTCTCGCGCATTGATGAAGTGAAGCAGTCGCTAGGACTGGCCGCTGCGCTTGAGGAATTCAGCGCACGCTTTTTCGGCAGCGGAAGTGTCACCGCCGGAATTATTGAGTGGCCCGGAAACCTTACGCGCGAGCAGGCTAAGGATCTCGCCACAGGTTTTGAGGAAGGCCACAAAGGGCTAAAGCGTTCCCATCGTCCGGGCGTACTGTTCGGTGGCGCGAGATTCGTTAAGACTGGCGTAGACCCGAATGAAGCTCAAATGCTGGAGTCTCGGCAGTTCGCGGTAGAGGAAATCGCCCGCATCTTCCGTTGTCCATTGAATCTCCTTCAGGTTTCGACACCGGGCGCTATGTCGTATGCGAGCGTGGAACAGAACGCTATTCAGTTCGCTCAGTACACGCTCAGGCCGATCATCTCTAAGTTTGAAACTGCCTACTCCTCATTGCTTCCCGGTCCTGCGTTTATCAAGTTCAATCTAGATGCAATCCTTCGTGGTGACATTCAGACGAGATTCGCTGCCTACTCCACTGGTCAACTTGCCGGATTCCTCAGCGTGAACGATATTCATCGGCTGGAGGATATGCCGCCTGCCGATGGTGGAGACGAATACCGCGTGCCGCTTGCGAACGTTAATCTCGCGGCTGCCAACATCGTTGAGACTGATAGGAAGACTCAAATGCTGACGCGGCTAATCATGGCTGGGTTCGATCCTGCCGAATCGTTGAAGGCTCTTGATATGCCAGCGATCATGCACACTGGTATCCCGCCGACATCAGTGCAGAGCGTGGCATCTATTAATCCCACCGATCCCGGGAGCGTGTACCCATGACGATGAGCCAAGCGCAATTCACGCTGGGAACAGTGGCGGAATTAGTTTGTCCCGCTGATCGAAATCCTCAGCGAGTCTTCCTCCACAATCAGGCCACGGGAGAAACGAAGCTGATCTACTTTGGCAATAAGGATGTGACGTTAGCGGATGGCGTTCACATTGACGTAGGCGAGAGCATCCAACTAAATCTCAATCGTGGCGAAGCGCTTTACGCATTCAGCGATCCTTCAGGCTTAAAGCTCGGCATCCTGCGACAGAAGGCAGATGAGTAATGCCCTATTTCATCACTGATAAATCTCCTGACTGCCCATCGTGGGCAACTGTTAAAGCCGATGGCGAAGTTATGGGCTGTCATGAGACGAAGGATGACGCGGTGGCCCAGATGGTCGCGCTGTCCATTGATGAGGACATGGAGCCAGGCGGCGAACTTCGGATTACCGGAGAGATCCCCGGATACATTAGAGATGCCGCGAGCAAGGGCGTAGCACTCTATGAGGATGGCAAGGCAGGCGATGGCGTGACCGATGGGACGGTGCGCGAGGCTCGCCTGATGGCTTCAGGTTCCATCACTGACGATAAGGCGATCAGGGCGAATGCTTGGGCCGCGCGTCACGCGGTAGACCTTGAGGCATCAAAGAATAATGATGCGGGTGATCCTGAGTTTCCGGGCGCTGGCGCTGTCGCTCATTATTTGTGGGGCATTGATCCGTTGAACCCTGAGCCTGCCCGAGCATGGTTCGCACGTCAGGCCGCACTGATTCAGGATGGCCGGAAGATGACGCGCATTGCCGGTGGAGAGCCTGCGATCATCTGCGACATTGACGGGACCATCCTTAACGGCGCTTCTCCTATCGCTGCGACAGTGCAATTCCTAGACGAGTCTGAGGAAGATGTCTACATCATCACCGGGCGTAATGAGTCGCAGCGCGAGGAGACTGTCAGAGCATTAGCGGCTGCCGGTGTGGAGTATGAAGAACTCTTGATGAATCCGGGCGCAACGTCTGAGACTCTCAATTTCAAGCGTGCGATGGCTCAGAAATTGCTGGAAGAATACGACGTAGTGCTAGCGATAGACAATAATCCTTCTATGCGGCGCATGTACCGGGCGCTTGGGATTAAGGCCGTGACTGTTTCTGATTTGCCACCCGCTACGAGAAAGGCATCAACGACGATGGAGACTCGCGCTCATTTCGTAGAGGACATGGAGATTCGCGCTGTCGGCGAGAAGATGACGTTTCGTGGCTACGCGGCTGTCTTTAATTCCGATTCGGAGCCGCTGCCATTCATTGAGCAGATTCAGCCTGGAGCTTTCTCGCGCACGCTCAAGAGTCGCAATAACATTCGTATGTACGTCAATCACAATGACTCTGCTCTCCTTGCTTCGACGCGCTCTGGCACGCTGAGGCTGAAGGAAGATTCGAAGGGGCTTCTCGCTGAGGCTGATCTTCCGATGACGACTGATGGCCGGAACATGAGCATTCTCCTTGAGCAGCGCATAGTGGATTCAATGTCTTTCGGCTTCTCGGTTCCTCGCGGTGGAGACAAGTGGAGTCCGGATGGCTCGCGCCGCACGCTCACTGAAGTTCGCTTGCACGAAGTCTCGGTAGTGACTGGTCAGCCTGCCTACGCGGCTACCTCAGCGAGCGTGCGCAAACTTGCTGAGCGCACGTCCACCGATGAGCAGGTATTAGCCGATGCGCTTACGCAACTTGAGAGCGGCGCAGAGTTGGACCTCGCTCAGGCTGACCTGATTCGCGGCATCGTCGATCAGCTCGCGCCGAAGGAGTCAAAGCCTGATAATTCCCTCATCGTCGCTAAGCAATTGCTTGCATTGATGGAGATGCAGTCTTAGGTATACGATTAACTTCAAGGTCGCTTCATGGTTCCATGTTGCGATAGGTGCGGAGCCGCTCCCTAATTACCTGCGAGCCAACTACATCTATCTAAGGAAATAACATGGACGTTCTGAAGGCACAGTTTGAGGCTAGGGCGAAGGATCTTGAGGTGGCTAAGGCCATCGTTGATACTTGCGCCAGCGAGGATCGCGCGATGACCGTTGATGAGCGGGTCGCGTTTGATCGTGCGAATGAGGAGTTTTCTCGCCGCACGAAGATGATCGATGAGATTAAGGCAATGTCCGCGCATGAGGCTGAGGTTCGCGCAGCGCAGGCCGGCCATGAGGATGAGGTTCGCCCGGTCAGCCAGGTTGCTGCCCCGTCGAATGATGTTGAGACCATTCGGAGCCTTGCCCGTGGCGAGATCCGTTCGGCTGAGTTCGGCGTTGAGCGTCGCGACGTTACTAAGGGTTCGACTGGCGCGCCGGTTCCCACGTCGTTCTACGATCAGGTGATCATGCTTGCTCGCGCTGTTGGCCCGATGCTCTCGGTTGGTACGACTCTCAACACTGCAAGCGGCGAGAATCTCCAGATTCCGCGACTCAGCACTTACAGCACTGGCACTGTCAATTCTGAGGCTGCCACGCTTGGCGAGTCTGATCCTGCATTCTCCGCGTTCATCACTCTGACGCATTCAAGTACGGATTCCTTACTCAGGTTTCCCGTGAGCTTCTTGAGGATTCAGGCGTCAACGTTCTTGATCTACTCGCGATGAACTGCGGTAACGCTCTCGGCTTCGCCGTGAATACCGCACTCACTACGGGAACCGATACGACTGAGCCCAACGGTATTGTTACTGCCGCAGGTTCGGGCGTTACTGGTGGAACTGGCGTGGCAGGCGCGTTCACTTACGCGAATCTCGTCAGCCTGTACTACTCGCTTGATCCCGCTGCACGCGCACTTCCGGGCACCGGCTTCATGGCGAAGGGTTCTAGCATCGCAGCGATGCGTACCCTTCAGGACGGTAACGGTGGATTCGTCTTCCAGCCGTCCATGAGCGAGTCCACCCCTGACCGTGTTCTCGGTGTTCCGTTGATCGAGAATCCTGCAATGGCTGCGGCTGCAACTAGCGCGAAGTCTGTCATCGCCGGTCACTTCCCGTCGTACTACGTCCGCACTGTTGGCGGCATTCGTCTGGATCGCTCGGATGATTTCGCCTTCTCCGCTGATCTTGTTACCTTCCGCTGCACGTTCCGGGTTGATGGCGATCTGCCGCAGTCCTCTCACGTGAAATACTTCATTGGCGGCGCGTCGTAGCATTACCCTCTCTGCCCCTAGTCGGGGTCGCGTATTTATCGCAGGGTGCGCGACCCCGATTAGGTCAACCTGCGAAAGGATTCTGCGATGTCCAATAAGCGCAAAGCAATTGCGAGCAAGGCAAAGAAGCGAACCGAATCACGCGCGATTCTGTGGAACTCCAATAGCCCGTGGAGCCGCACCGGGTACGGGGCACAGACCGCGCAAGCCATCACACGGCTGCAAGCGGCAGGGCATAAGGTGGCCGTCTCATCTAATTACGGCCTAGAGGGAACTACTCTCGACTGGCAGGGAATCCGGCAGTATCCGCGCGGGTTCGATATGCATTCAAATGATGTCGTGCCGGCGAACTTTCAAGCCTGGCGACATGAGCATTCAGACTTAGATCCTCTCCTCGTCACTCTTTATGACGTTTATATCTTCAAGGGCAAACAGTGGGACGACGTAGAACAGATAGCGTCATGGGTTCCCATTGATCATTCCCCGGTTCCTCCAGACGTAGCGGCATGGTGCAGGCGTCCTAACGTGACTCCTATCGCGATGAGCCGCTTCGGTGAGGCGATGCTGACGAATGCTGGCATTGACTGTCTCTACGTCCCGCACGCTATTGAAAAGATCTTCAAGCCTACGGAGTCCATTAACGCAGGCGGTAAGGATCTGACCGGGCGCGAGTTCATGGGCATTCCTGAAGATCGTTTCGTATTCGGAATGGTCAGCGCGAACAAAGGCGCTTACCCTCCTCGCAAGGCTTTCCCTGAAACCTTCCTAGCGTTCTCCATGTTCGCTAAGCATCATAAGGATGCAGTCCTCTATATCCATACTGAGGATCGCGGGGGAATGGGCGGTATCAATCTTCGTGAACTCGCCACGGCGTGCGGAATCCCTGATGATCAGATCGTCTTCGTTGATCAATACGTCTACCGTTCTGGGATCGGTAATGATCTTCTCGCTGCGATCTATTCGGCTATGGACTGCCTAGTTCTGGCATCGATGGGCGAAGGATTCGGCGTTCCTCAGATTGAGGCTCAGGCCTGCGGCACTCCCGTTATCTGCACGAATGCGAGCGCGTCACCTGAATTGCTCGGTGATGGCTGGCTAGTGGAAGGGCAGCCGTTCTGGGATTCTCCGCAGCGCGCTTGGATGATCACGCCCGGCATCCCTTCCCTGATCGAGGCTATGGAAGCGGCTTACGCTCGTGGCCGTGGTCGGTCAAAGCTGGCGCAGGATTTCGCTTCGCAGTATGACGCTGATTTCGTCTTCGCTAATTATTGGCTTCCAGCGATGGAGGCTCTGCGGTGATCCCGTGCATGATCGTTCCCATTCTCAAGGGGCCGGAGATCCTTTACAGGATGCTAGAGACAATTGACTACCCGGTGCGGCAACTGATCATCATTGACAACGGGGACGCGCTTAGGCATTCCAACGGCTGGCCGGTTGAGCATGTCCAATCGACGAAGGTTATCAAGATGCCCGCGAATCTCGGTGTCGCTGGTTCATGGAATCTAGGCATCAAGGGAAGTCCATTCGCGGCGTGGTGGCTCATTGCTAACTTTGACGTTGAATGGCCCTCAGGGGCGCTACAGGCCTTCCATGAGCAATCCGGTAGTGGAATCCTCCTAGCCGATGGTCCGCAGCCGTGGAGTGCCTTTAGCCTTTGTCAGGACACCGTTCAGCGCGTCGGACTATTTGACGAAGGATTCCATCCGGCATATTTCGAGGACAACGATTATGAGCTTCGATCAATGATCGAGGGAGTGAAGATCACCCGCTCAGAGATCAAGATCGTGCATCACAATTCCTCCACGCTCAAGTATTACGGCGAGCGCAATAACGTTACCTACGCTAGCAATGCTGATTACATGCAGGAGAAGCGCAATAAGCCAGGGCCGGGCGGTTGGAGTCTCGCGAGAAGGCGGGCCAATTCATGGGACTAACGCTTCCCACTAGTCGCGAATCGTTCAAGGATATGCACGCAGGCGAGACGATCTACGTTATCGGCTCGGGTGCTTCACTTAATTTCATTGATCCTGAATTCTTCGCTGACAAGATTTGCGTATGCGTGAACCGTGTTGGGCTGACTCTCGGCATTGATGATTTCTATACGGTGACGCATTATCACCGGGACGCGATGATCGTTGCAGGCGAGCGTCCCTATCTTCCGGTCATTACTCCATCGCAGGATCTCGGGGCAGGGACGTGGGAGGCTGCTAGCCATGTACCGACAGAGCGGAATGTCTATCTCTTTCCAACGAATCGCCAGATGTTCGGAGCGTTCAACGTGGAACGCGACTGGCCGGAAGATCCTCATTCACTAGTCGCCGGTCCTACTTCCCTTCATATGACAATGCATTTCGCGGCCTATCTCGGTGCGAGATCCATCATCCTTGCCGGCACTGATTGCGGCAGGTTCGATGACCTCAGCAATTTCTCGGACTACTCGGTAGGCGATAATCCTTTTACTGTCTGGGAGCAGACATTGCCGCTAGTCGCTAATCGCATTCGTTCAATGGGAATTAATGTGATGAGCCTTAATCCTTTCGTTACTCCAGCCCTTGAGGGTCATAGTTTCCGCTCTCCTTCCGTCAGCATCAATTAATAGGAATCATGGATACACTTAGGCGATACCTGCGGAAAGGAACGGCATGACTCTTTACGCGAGTACAGCGCAGATTAAAGCTGCGCTGCGAATCGTTGACAGTGTGGACGATGCGCTGATCAGCATGGCCGGGTCTGCCGCTTCTGATCTCATTGATGGTTACTGCGGTCGAACGTTCACGACATCGGGAACGGTCACGCGAGTATTCGCACCGGCTGATGAGTACATCATGCAGACTGACGACATTGCAGGCACGGCGGTAACGATCACGTCGTCAACCGGTGCTGATGGAGTCTTTGACGTGACGTGGAAGACAAGTGATTACCAGCTTGAGCCACTGAACGGCGTGAGCAACGGCCAGACAGTGCCGTATACGCGAATCAGGGCCATTCAGGACTACTTGTGGCCTGCGTTCGGTGGAGAGGCCACGGTCAGGGTTACGGGCGTGTATGGCTTCCCATCGGTGCCGATTGTCGTAACGCAGGCGGCAGTCCTGCAAGCCTCAAGGATCTTCACGCGGCTGCAGAGTCCTCTCGGTGTCGCAGGGTTCGGGGAGATGGGCGTCGTTCGCGTGACGCGAGCACTTGATCCTGACGTGGCGGCGTTAGTCGAGCCGTACCGGCGAATGGTCGGCATCGCATGACGGTAACTATCGGCACGCTGAGGAGTGGCATCGCTGCGAACCTGGCAACGATCTCAGGCCTGCGCACGTCGGCTACGGTTCCTGATTCGCCTACTCCTCCGCAGGCGATTGTCATTCCTTCAACGATTCGTTATGACCGTTCGTTTCATCGTGGCCTAGATGAATATCAATTCATCGTGACGGTGATCGTCGGACGCGCGTCAGACCGCAATGCTCAGTCTTCGGTGGATGCGTATTGCAATCCCACGGGGGCATCTTCCATTAAGACTGCTATCGAGTCTGATCGGACGTTGGGCGGCATCGCTCAATCGCTCCACGTTACGGAAATGCTCTCGTACGCTTCAACGTCTATTGGCGATACAATTTATTTGACTGCGGACTTTTCAGTAACCGTCTACGCATAGGGAGTAAGGAACATGGCTAAGTTCGTCGCAATTGACTATAAGGTCACGATTAACGGAACGGACTTCTCCAGTTCCATTAATTCGGTTGATCTCAGCATCGAATCGGCAGAGGTAGAGACGACGGCTTTCGGCTCAACCTTCACCACGCGAGTAGGCGGTCTCAAGAGCGCGAGCATCACTCTTGACTTCCATCAGGATTTCGGCGCTGCAAGCATTGACGCCACTCTCTTTCCGCTGCTCAACACTCTTGCCACCGTCGTTATCGTTCCCACATCGGGCACGGTATCGGCAACGAACCCGAGCTACACGGCTCTGTGTCTCGTGAATCAGTATCAGCCGTTCGCATCCGCTGTCGGCGATCTCGCCACGCTGTCGGTTACCTGGCCCACTTCGGGCACGGTCACTCGCGGCACCGTCTAAGAAGAAAGGCTCCTGCGATGATTAAGCGGATTCCTCTAGAGATTTCCTACGTCGATGGCCGTACTGAGCGCGTGCTTTGTACGGGCGCTGACACGATTGCATTTGAACGCACTTACGATCTGCCGACGAACAAGATCGGCGAGCGTTTGGAATATGTTTGGTTTCTTGCTTGGGCGAGCCTGAAGCGCACGAGGAATCTTGATACGGCGTTCGATGTGTGGATGGAATCCGTTGAACAGGTGGCAGACGATGAAAGCGCAGGACCAACGGAGATCCTCCCTTTGGAGAGTCCAGCAGTCACTTCATCGTCTGCCACCTTGCCTACGAGTACGGACTCGCTCCCTCTGTGATCTTGGAGGAGTCTGACCGTATGCAAATGACCATGCTTCGTTACCTGCGATGGAGACATACCGAGCAAGCGGCAGCGCAGAGGAAGCGGTAACGGAATGGTGATGAAGGCTCAGGTGACGGGCGAGCAACGGACTATCAAGTTACTTGAGCGTTTCGACCGCGACGCTTATAACGAAATCGCTAAGGGCTTTAAGAAGGCTGGCGAGAAAGTTCGCGATGAAGCTCGGCTTCAGACTCCAGCGGGTAACGCTTTGAGCAATTGGGGCCGGTGGATCGCGGTTGATCGCGGTAGAGATCTCGGCTTCAGTGGTACCCGCGTTCGTGCGAAGATCCGCGTGAGCCTCTCTCAGGATCAGCGCAAATGGGGCAAGAATCTCTATATGGTGAAGATCGTCACGATGGACTGGGGCGGTGCTGTCTTCGCACTCGCCGGGACGAATGAAGTCAAGAAGAAATCAATTAACTCGAATCCTAAGGGCAGAACCTTCGCAGCGAATCTCGGCAATAAATACAACAAAGAGGCAGGAACAGCGCGAGGCCCACGCGGCCTGCTCTATGCAGTTGACAAGAAAGGTCCGGATGCGCGCAAGGATCTAGAGCGCGTCATGGATCAGGCAACCGCCTACGCTGAGCGCATCATCAATAGGGGGGCATGATGGCTCGCGGTGCTATCTCCGTTCAGATCACGGGAGATTACAACAACCGGGATGTAAAGCGGGCTATTGATGACCTGCAATTGCTGCAAAGGCAGAGCGGGACTACTAGCGGGTCTATGAGTAGGCTCGGCGTCGCTGGAGTAGCGATGGGCGCAGCGGTAGGAACTGCTGCTATTGCCGCAGCGGCAGCCGGTGCCAGGATGGCTATTCAGTTCGGAACTGATTCCGTTAAAGCCTTCATGGATGATGATTTAGCAGCGAAGAAACTTGCTGGAACGTTAGAGAATCTTGGACTCGCTCATCAAAGAGCGGGTGTGGAAAAGTTCGTGCAACAGATGCAGAATAGTTCTGCTGTCGCTGATGATGTGCTCAGGCCTTCAATGGATCGACTTCTGAGAGCAACGAATAACGTAACGCAGGCTCAGTCTTTGCTTACTCTTGCACTTGATATTGCTGCAACGAGAGGTGTCAGCGTTGAGGCTGCTACTTCAGCTCTTACGAAGGCTACGAATGGTAGTTACACATCCTTAGCGAAACTCTCTGACGGATATTCGGGCGCTGAACTTAAGGCAATGGGATTTAAGGGAACTATCGCTGCACTGACTGCCGACTTCAAGGGCGGGGCAGCGGTAGCGGCAGATTCGTATCAAGGTTCCATAGACAAGATCAGTCTTGCGTTTGGGGATCTTCAAGAATCCTTGGGTAAAGGATTTTTCACTGGCATTGAAAGATCTATGGGCGGTGTTAGTGGTGGTGCTGACAAATTACAGGAAGCCATCCTCAGCCTTCAGGGAGGTTTTGAAACTCTCGGCGAGAGTATCGGCGGGGCAGTGCAATACGTTCCACGCTTTGTCTCAGGGCTCAAAGTCATTTATAACACTATGTCGGTTATCTGGAACGCTACTAATCTAGTCATTAAAAGCCTTTATGCGATGTCTCAGCTTTACGGGGGAGATGTTTCCGGCGCGCTGGCAACTCTCAAGGGGAATGCTGACAATCTAGCCGGGGCTTTCACGGCTTGGCGGCTATCTATCGGTGCGACTGTTACCGGAGTAGAGGCCGGCATAGGTCCGATGATCGGCCTAGGCAAGGCAGTCACGGGCATTCAGGGAGCGTTCGGAAAGTTTGGTGATTCGGTAGGTAGTTCTGCTACTGGAGTCACCAGCGTAGTAGCAGCATTCTCTAAAGCTCAGACACCTATAGATACTTTCACCGGAGGAACGAATAAGGCTACGGAAGCATCGAAGAAATTAGCAGATGCTCAGAAACTTATTGCCGATGCTATTAGTTCAGCGCAAACGGTAGTGAATACGGCTATTGAAGATTTCAACAAATATAAGACGAAGATTGCTGAAGGAGTGTTCTCAGGTTTTGATTTCGCTGCCGCACTTGACGTAGTCAAGGAAAAGGGAACGAATCTGATTGATGTCCTAGTGGCGCAGGCTGAGCGTGCTTCGGATTTCGGGCGCAAGATGAGCCAGCTTCTCGCCGCCGGTTTGAACCGCACTAGTTACGAGCAAATCATTGCCTTAGGCGCAGAACGTGGCGTAGATGTAGCCGACGCTTTCATTAACGGAAACATCAACGAGAATATTAAGCGCGTGAACGATGCCGCTAGCGGGGCTGTAGCGGTTGCTGACGGTGTCGGCGCACAATCTGCTACCGCATTCATGCAAGCCGGTATAGACATGGCTGTAGCCCTTGTGAAGGGGCTTCTCTCGGCACTCGGTGCGAAGGGCAAGGGCAGGCGCGCACTAGAGGCGATGATGGATGAGCTCGCTTCAGCTATGAGCAGGAATGCGAATATCTCCATGACCGTTACCGGACCGGGTGGTGCTACTGCCACTAGCGAGGCTCCCGCTCCCGGTCCATCTGCGATCAATGATTTCCTGGCCGGTGGAGTCGTCGGTTCTGATTACACGTTCCCCGGTTTTAGCCTCTCAGGTTTCGCTAACGGCGGTCCGGTGATGGGCGGTAAGCCGATCATCGTGGGCGAGAAGGGACCAGAATTGTTCGTTCCTGGCAGTAATGGCGGCATCGTTCCCAATCATGCGATGGGTGGCAATACCTACTCGATCACCGTTCAGGCTGGCGTAGGAGATCCTCGGATGATCGGTCAGCAAGTGGTGGAGTACATCAAACGCTTTGAGCAGGCTTCCGGGCCAGTCTTCGCGGCTGCCTGATGCCTACTCGCGTACAGATCGCATTCGACCTCGCAGCGAACGGCGTAGGTTCCTATTTCACTTTGGATGATCCGGTGAAGGGCGTTCTTGATAACGCAACTTATAAACTCGCCGGGGATGTCCTAGTGGATGTCACTTCCTCAGTGCGTTCTATCTCCACTAAGCGGGGACGCTCACGGCAGTTGGATCGCTTCGTGGCGGGTAGTTCTAATCTCGTCATTGATAACAGGAATCGCGACTTTGACCCGACGAATACGAGCAGCCCCTATTACGGTTCTGTCGTGCCTGGCAAGCAGATAAGTATTGACCGCGACGGCGTAGATATCTATGTAGGGAACGTAGCTGATTGGAATTTTGAATATGACTTGAACGGAGATGCCACGGCGCTTCCTTCATGCACCGATGGCTTCGCCTTTATGGCTACCCAGAAACTCACGGCAGGAAGCGCAACCGCGCAACTTACGGGCGCGAGAATAGACAGCATTCTCACGGCCATTAGTTGGCCGGTATCGCAGAGATCCATAGCGGTAGGTCAGGCGACCCTTGACGGCGATTACATCCCTGACGGAACGAACGCGCTCGCCTACTTGCAGAAGGTCGGCGATTACAGTGAGCCGGGCGCATTCTTCATATCACGCGACGGACTGGCAACGTTCAAGGATCGCGCCCAATTGCAGGCGTATACCTCAGGGATCAGCTTCGGGACTGCGACTAGCGATATTCCTTACGTTGATTACGCCGTCGTCTACGGGATAGAGGAGATGACGAATGCCATTGAAGTCACCTACACGGCAGGGACGGTCACAGCAGGCACTGCTATTGCTTCAGACGCGACATCACAGGCGAAGTACGGAGTCCTAGATGCAAAGATAGATACCGTCTTAGGATCGCTCACAGACGCGCAGGCTCTCGCTAATTGGCAGGTAGCCCTCTACGCAGAGCCGCAATACCGCGTTGATTCAATCACCGTGAACCTTGATTCATTAAGCGCCGCGCAAATCGCATCCATCCTGGCGATAGATCTCGGTGACGCAGTGAGTGTCACTCCCCCGAATGGTTCAGTCGCTCAGATCGTCAGCATTGACGGGATCGAGCATCGCGCCACTCCTCAGCAGCATCTAGTAACGTTCACGATGAGTGAGACGCTCGCGGCTTTCATACTTGATAGCGCGATCTTTGGCATACTAGACACCAACGTCCTAGGTTTTTAGAGAGTAGGGAACATGACTTTTGTTGCCGGCACAGTCCTCACTGCTGCCGCACTGAACAGCGAACTCGCGGCCAAGACCGATCTTGCGATGACGCAGAATGCCCAGACCGGGACCTCGTATTCATTCGCGTTGGCCGATGCGTCGAAACTGCTCACCACGTCGAACGCCAGCCCCGTCAGCGTCACCGTCACGAAGCAGGCCACGGTTACTTGGGTGACCGGCACTCAGTTGCGCATCATGAATCTCGGGGCCGGGGTCACGACCCTCGTTGCCGATACGGGCGTGACGATCAACGGCAACGTGAGCCTGAAGCAATATCAGGGCGGGACGCTCATTCGCACCGCATCGGACGTCTGGCTGTTCGTCCCCACCGCGTCATCGTCAGGCGTGGACCTCATCACCCCGACATCGGTTGCAGGCGCAGGGGTCACCCTTACCGGTGGCGAAGTCGCATTCACTACGGCAGGCACAGTTAGCGTCAATGGGTGCTTCACCGGCGCATACGACAACTACATGATTGAGTTTAACGAGAGCGCACGGTCGGGCTCTATCAGCACTTTTATGCGTATGCGTGTCGGTGGCTCGGATTCTTCAGCAGCGAATTATGCGTTCAAAAATCTTGCTATTGGCGCTTCATCAAACACGGTTACATGGAGCGCGCAAGCAAATGGCTTGACCGCGACAAGCTTTCAATTGTCAAACGGTGACTCATCGCTTAATAGCTACCTGATGAATGTGTCATCGCCTTTCCTCGCGGCGATAACAAAAATAGGGTTTGTGGTCGGCAATACCGCTGCGCTTCAGGTGATTTCGGCAGCCTTCACGGCCGCTACATCGTTTGATGGCCTGACGATCTACACCGGGTCCGGCACTATAACCGGCACCCTAAGAATCTACGGACTGAGGAACTCGTGACCAAGGCACCCGAGTACGTCGAGACCTTCCCTGACGGCACCGTCATCGAGCGACCATGGACGCCTGAGGAACTGGCGCAGCAGCAGAAGGACCGCGACGACTACGCGGCAGCACAGGCAGCAGCAGAAGCGGCATCGGCTACGGCAGCAGCCAACGCAGCCGCAGCAATCGCACACGCGAAGAGCCTCGGCTTCACCGACGCCATGATCAGCGCCATGTATCCCGGCCTCGTAACGGGCTAGCGGTTTCAGAAGTCACATCCGAACATCAGAAGATCTAACGGGAGAATGAGAACATGCCAACAGACCCGCTCGCATTCGTCGGGCTAGCCGTCGCACTCCTCGCGGGTCTGTCATGGGTGATCAAAGCTCAGATCTCAATGTCAAAGCAATTCACCCCGAACGGCGGCAGTAGTCTCAGGGATGCGATCAATCGAC